GTCAAAACCAATTAGCCATTGCATTTGGTAATGGAGTATCTTATATAGGTAGGTTTGTATATACCTATAGTGGTTTGAAACTCTTTTATACCCGCCGCTTTTTTAAACGTGGCATCAAGGACATCACCCTTAACTTCAGCAATGTAGAGAAAGAGTATTACGAACCCCTTATGTAATACCGCCCGATCCTAGGGCGCCGCCGAAGGCGGGGAATTTAAAAAAGATTACGATCATACACCATATCCCCCCCCTATAATCAATAACAAACCATTGTTTTCTGGTTTTTAAAGCATATCAAACCATATTTCCTGGTTTTAAAACATATTACGAAATAATCTCAAATATCCCAGAATATTTGGCAATTTTCATCCAAAATAGATTACGAACCCTATTGACAAACCATGGTTTTGGATGTATAATGCCCAAACCTTGATATGATGGTTTGACAGATATGCGGATATATGGTATAAGCGGATATGATGGTTTGGGATATAGGGTTTGATAGAGATCTCTTTCTCCCGCCAAAGATTACGGCGCCATCGTTAAAAACGTTCCAATCCCCACTATCCTCCACTTCACTCCACTTTAACCCTATACATAAAAATATCAGTAAGATTTATCTGTGGATAAACCTGTGGATAACTGTACTAATTGGATAGTATCTATATGCACTAATGGTATAGTAACCTGTGGATAACTATGGCAAAACCATCCATCACATGTATACTTTTACACACAAGTCTGTGGATAACTTGCATATCAAACCACTATACTGTACAATAGATTATATGAAAAAATATAACACAGCAATTGTAGATATCGACGACACCCTTGTATCTGGTTTTTGGCATGATGAGGCTATGACCCCTAACCTGGCGGTAGTAGATTTTGTAAAAAATAACATTGAAAATGTCATCATTGTAACGGGTAGACAAGATACTATGAGAGATGTCACAGTAACTCTTCTGGAGTCTCTTGGCATTAAATACGATGCCCTATTGATGAATCCAGAACATTACGAAAAGGCTAACGATTTCAAGGACGGTATTGCCAACAATCTCCAAGGCAAAATAGATCTTGCCATAGACGACAACCCAGATGTAAGGGCTATCTATGAATCATATGGTATTAAATCTATCGATCCAGTAGATTTGACCAATGATATTTTATGGTCTTCTCAGGTATCTTTTGGGGAGTAGCATGATCAACATTTTCGTACATGACTTTAAACCAAGACGAGAGACTAAAGGTAAGATTAAGGGTTATAGAAAACCTCGTAAGTCCAAACCTGTTATGAGGGTAGGCGGTAGAAGAGTTTCTGCAGCACCTACAAACCAAACCAAATATGATTTTCCTGTAGAGCGACGGTATAAAGAAGTCAACCCTTTATAGCCCTATTGACCAAACCAATCAACCTTCTCTTGGTTATCTTCTTGGCATTAAATGTCTCCGTATATCCCCCATATGGCATATCACCCTTATCCAGATAATGTCCATATCTCTCTCTTAGGGTTTGTAGTACTATAGATTCTACTCTTCTGGCTCCCGCCCGATTTTGGAAATACCAATAACAAACCAAGCCCCACCCCTTGGTCCTATGGGCTTTAAACCTTCTTCCAGTTATATCCCCTATCCCTACCTTTATAGCATCGTATTCTGGGTGATAAAGAATATATAAAATAGTGTGGTCCACGTCACAATTATACCCCTGCTATACTGGTAGTATGAAAAAAGCCAATGATGATATTTCTCAGTATAAACAGAAGAGATACCAGAAAAATAAGGATCGAATTCTGGATAAGCCACATCTTTCTAAACAGGAAAAATGGGAGTTACGAGAAAGATTACGAATAATCTCAGAGGCTTTTTCAAAAGACCCCCTATAATGAGGAATAATGTTATCTAAACAAAGCCAGATTGATATTATTGCAGAAATAATACACGATCATTTAAAAGGCAAGCATAAGGACAAGTTGTCCATAGATCTTGCCACACAGATCGTAGAGGAACTTTCCGAATATGCAGATTAAAAAGATAGAGTTAAGTATATTGTGTCATAAATGTGGGGTAATGTTTTATGTCTCTACAAATACACCAAACCTACTAGAACAATGTCCAAGGTGCTATAATAAATAGGCAGTATTTAGAATACTAAACCATATTGACCGTATAGGTCAGAGGGGGTTTGATATTTCTATTTACCGCCGAACTTTAAACCAAGGTGATATAATGAAAAATATGCCCAGAGAAAAATCGAAATGCCATTACTGCGAAAATGAAGCAGAATTTACCCAGCCAGAGAAGGGTACGGGCATAATTATTGACGTGTGTAAAAAACACTTTTTATTTATGTATATGGGGTAGATTGTGAATTGTGTATTTGGATATCCAAGAAGTGGCACTAATTTTTTAACTTTGTCATATAACAATGGGTCCAATGGCAAAGTTCACAATGTTCATGACTTAGAGTTATTTTCTGGAAATAGTTATGGCAATGTATTTTCTCCAATAAGAAATCCACTTGATAGCATTGTTTCTTTTTCAATTGCGTATAACTATAATGAAAATAATAAGACAATTGCTGATTTTAAAGATTTGCTATATCCTATAGAAGCATATAAAAATAATTACGCCTCAATATTAAAAAATAACAACATTATTTTTAAACTTGAAGATTTTAAAAATATTAATAAAATTGTTAAATTCATGTGCGACAAGACTGGGGATCATTTCTATGGTTCTGTAAATTTAGAAATAGTGAACCACCAATTAAAAGTAATTGAAACGTCTATGAAAAAAGACTATTTTAGAAAAAGTTTTGTTGATAATCCATTATACGATGAAGTATTTAAATATTACAAAGATTTCGATTTGACAGATTGTATAGAACTTTACAAAGAAGCAGAAGCCCTATCGGTTAAAATATGATTCTCTTGCCCTCATATCCAAGATCTGGAACACATTTCTTAGTTGAACATTTTCTTCAAAAAACTGGAATTGTTTTGAATAAGACTCACGTTGAATTGGTGGGTAATTATGATTTGGTTTTGACAATAGTACGAAATCCAAGAGATTGTATAGTATCAAGGCTTGCTATGGAACTGGAGTATGAGCCAAACCCAAAATCTATATATAATTTAATTTTAATATGTAAAAAAGAATATATTTCTTTTTTTAATTATGCTAAAAAACATGTAGATCTTATTTTTAAATATGAAGATTTAGATAATGTAGACAATATCATAAATTATCTTTGCAATAAATTAAATATAGAAAAAATATCAGATTCTTTTGTTGATAATATTCATGATAGACCAGGCACAAGATTTTTAAAAACATCAAAAACCTCAAAACATTATAATATGTGCAAGGAAATTATGAAAGATGTTGATTTAACAGAAGAAGAAAAAATATATAAAGAAATTCTTAATATCAGTATTTCTTTCGATAATTGACATATTGTTGGCAATAGGGTACAATTGATACATGAGCCAAAGACTTGTGATATGTGATTTGTGTAAAAAAGAAATAGAGTTACGATGGGGCATATTTGCACATGATACACTTTCTAGACATATTAAAAAGGAACATTCATGAAAAAATATTATTTTGAAGATGTTAATAATGAAGATGAACTAATTGAAGTGCCATCTCATATCATTAAAGAGATAACACGAGACTATATACAGGGAACTTATTACTGGTCTGTTGGATTGCTATGTATAATTATAGGATTTTTGTTAGGAGTAATAGCATGAGTAGATCAGCAATTGAGTTTGCGGAGTTAGAGAAGTCTGTCATAGTTACACTTAAGACTAAATGCCCCGAAAAGTATATGCTTGTTGATAGACAAACAGGGGATGTTTTTGTTGCTAAAGAAACAGGTGAGTGGGAGTTAGTAAGGGGTGGACCACATAGGCATGGATAGATTAATAAGATTAATTTTCTCGTGGGAAAAACTTCGCCTTGCTATCTTTGCAGAGGTTGATTTTTATAACTCTATCTCACGAACACTTGACGATCCTGAGAGTATGAAGGTTGCTTCTGCTATGTGGTGCGAACCAGATGGCTGGCGTGGTTGGCATATAAAGGATGATGGAACATATCATTTTAATGATTTTCCAGAAAAATCTTTTGGAGATATATTCGATACAATTTACAACAAAGAGGAGTTAGTATAATGCCCTGTGGATGTGGATTTTCAACTGAATATCCTGAGTGCAACGGTACACATAAAGTTGTTAAGGCTGTAAAAGATAAGATTATTGCAGAAATTGAGGCTATTGATATAGAGGTTAGCCATTCAAATGCCCTTGGAATGAAGATGCTTGCGATAGAGGCTGTTAAGAAGGTCAAGGGTGTCTAATTGGGCCTGTCCCTGTAATGGCTGTAAAAAGGCTCAAAAAGTCATTATAGACCAGATCGTTGAAGACTATAAGTCTTGTCCGAATATTGTTGAGTATGATGAAAAACTATACTGTTCTACATGGTATAGACATGATGATTGTGAAAGAATAAGGCAGTTATTATATAATATTACGAAGAATGATTTATATACCCTGCCAGAAATGAGGCCTGCAGTTAAACAGGCTCTTGATGAAATGCTTGCTGATCCAAATACCGCAGAAATATTGCGAAGGCTTGAAGACGACGGTATTTGACAATCTACCTTGCCTTGTTCTATAATTAGTATACAACCTAAACAGAAAGGCAGTAAAATGAGCAGATCATTTGCAGAAGCAGTTATGTATAACGACACATATTCATCTATGTTTGGACAAGATATGGTAGAAGATCAGCCTACCTGGGGGATGTTTCAAGACTCCCCTCGTTTTCATGATGATTGGAACGAAGACGGTATAGAAGAAGATTACGAATAGTAGGTTTAAGGAGCAGTAGCCAAGTTGGTCAAGGCCCCGAACTCATAATTCGGTTATCGTAGGTTCAAGTCCTACCTGCTCTACAAGGCTCATCAGGAATTCGACCTCTCGATGAGTACAACTGCCCTGAAAATTACGCTGGTGGTAGTCGTTGAATAACCTGTGTCGAACAGGCCCAAGCAGACAGCATCTAAGGAGCAGAGCCAGTAGTTGATTCTTCCGTAGAAACGGACTTCGTGACTGGCACCCAAGCCCTTGTAGCCCAGTGGTAGAGGCACACGACTTAAAATTGTGCAAGCGTTGGTTCGAATCCAACCAGGGGTACGTAAGTTATTTAAAAGATAAGGTAAGTGTTGTAAATGCCGAAGGAAGTTGTAAGTAATTTCTCTAAGTCAGAAGAAAGATATCTGGCTATTGCTGCTAATCTGGCAAGATCATCACAGGTTAGAAGATACAAGCACGGAGCAATCATTGTTCGTGGCGGAAGAATTATATCTACTGGTATAAATAAGGTAAGGAACCATCCTCAAGTATTGAATAATAATAAAGAAGATATCATTGCAGATGCTCATATTCATGCCGAAGTTGATGCTATTAAAAAGGTTTCTGGGCTAAAGGGTGCAAAAATATACATTGCAAGAGTTAATAGATCTGGCCAAACAAGACTATCAAGACCTTGTGAATTTTGTTATGATGTAATTGTTAAGTCTGGCATCAGTAAGATAGTATATACATAACAATATACCCCTGTAACTCAGTGGATAGAGTAGCGGACTTCTAATCCGTTTGTCGTTGGTTCGAATCCAACCAGGGGTGCTAAAATAGGATCATGGAACTACAACATCAGTTAAAAGACATTTTGTTCAAAATAGGACAAGAAATTAAAGTTCATAAATTGCCAGATGGCCATTTAATTTTGGATATAGATTATGATAAATATACTGCAGAGATTATGGAGTTATTTAAAAACTTTTTATCCGAATAAAGATTTTAATGTAAAGGCAGATGCAACTCCAGAATGAGTATCTATTAGTTTTTGATCAACAAACCCCATAAAGGTTGGAACAGACATAATGTTATACTTTTTATTAAAAAAATCAAAATCAGCCTTATCCTTTTCTATATTTATTTTAGAATATTTTATTTCAGGATTATCTAAAATAAACTGATTTATTATTGGTTCCATTTTTTTGCATGGAACACACCAGTCTGCTGTGAAATGAATTAGTTCTTTTACTTGTTCCGTCTTGCCCATCGTTGTCTTTTTAATCTCTTTCTGTGCTTCTTCTTGGCCATGCGCTTGCGACGCTTCTTGACAACGGACCCCATTTTATTTTGTTTGGTCCTTGCCATTTATATTTAAAACATTAAAGCCAGTTTCTCTTTCTAACACGATATACTTATAATCAAATAATCCTAATCCATTTTCTAATTTTTTAAGAACTAAATCGATATTAAGTTCACCACAGGTATAAAGATCGAACTGAATTTCTCCAGGAGATGGCTCATCCCATATGTGTAATGCTATATGTGAAGTCTCTATCATAACTACACATGTTAAACCTCTGTTTCCCTCTTTGCTAACGTATGAGGCATATGGACCTTGGATGATTTTCATATCTATACTATTAACAAGATCTGTCATCCAATCTATAGCATCTTTTTCTATTTTGATTGGATTGATTGAGTATCCATTTACTAATAATTGATTATGTAGTGCCATTATTTTTTATCCTTCTTATATTCACCGAATTTGCCGAGGACTGCTTTTATTGTCCCATCTTTTCTAAGACGAACAATCATCCCATCTTTAATTTGAATAGGATTAAACTTGTCGTGTCTTTTAAATTTCCCAGACGACATTACCGCTACCACGGACTTTCTTGCTTTGTTTTTCTATTGAATTAAAGGTATCAGCAAATAAAGCCTTATCCTTTTCTGCATTCACGATACGACGTGACCATGCAAAGCCAGCATCCCCACCCCATGCTAACCACATAATGTACCCATTAGACGGATTAGATTGATTCGCCCAATCCTTCCCCTTTTTATCTACCTCATGACGAGAAAAATAAGAATACATTCTTTTAACTGTGCTTAGTGAAAGTGTTTCACCTCTTGCAAGTTGTCCTGCACGAGTCCACCCTACTGATGTACCTGCGCCTTTTGCTTTACCCTGCTCTTTGAATTTAATTGCTTTACGTGCTGCTGCACGAGCACCTGCTGGTGGAGAATACCCCTCAGCCTTGGATACTGAATCTGTTTCATAAACTACCGTGTCATCATCTTCCCAAAGATCGTCTGCTTTTTCTGCGGGAACACAATTGGGAACCATGCGTCCGCCATCACCAGGCTTCATCCCTCTTTGCACGTACCCATCCCAGCATGGGGCCTTTTTGTTTACATTGGCGCAGCAGTCTGACTTCATTTCACCAGATTGACATTGAGGACATTGGTCACAGGTTACATCTAATTCTTTACACATTGGACAACCACATCCTTCATATGCTTTTTCAACATCATCCTCTTCGTCTTCGTCATCCTCTTCATCATCAGAAGGACTGCCAGATACAGATTTATCCATTCCTATGTTTGATTCTAATGAAGGCATAACCATTACTTCTGATGCTTTTGCTCCAACAAAATACTCAGTCTCTTCAAGACCGCCTTCTTCCATTTCAAATAATTGTATTAATATTGCTGGCTCAGTGGGGCTTGCCTCAATGGAATATTCTGATCCTGGAGTTCCTAACATTCCTTCTGTCATAACATGAACAACACGACCAACATACATTTCTTCTTCATGTGGGGCCATAACCATGTCGCCCTCTTTGACCATTGCTTTGCCTATATTGCCCTCAGAGCGGTTTATAGCGTAAATCTGTGCTGCAGCCTCAGAACGAGTCTTATGACATCCCATAACCTCGTTGGTGCCTTCTTTTAGGGCTGGATATCCATCACAACCATATGACCCTTTAGCACCAATCTTGTACGGCATAAATTACTCCAAGTCGTAGACTGTAGAAGCCTGATTGCTTACAATCTTTCCTTCAAAATCAACTTTAATTAAATATTGAGCATCAATTCCAGATGGCAAAGAATAGGCATGCCACTTGGTGGTGTCTAATACAAAGCCTCTTCCAGATACTGGAGAAAACATTGTATAAACAGTTAGATCTTCCTCTTTTGACTCTTCGCCTTCATTAAAAATAAACATGTGGGCATCAGAGTCATCTAAAAAGAATATTACAGACAATAACTCATTGTTGAAATATTTTGGTTGTTCATAGTCAATATCTTCTTTGTTGTCTTTTTTGTTTAGTTTAATAGCATAAATATTAACAACATTATTTACATCTAATCTGTTGCGTTGTGCAAAAGACTTTAGCCAAGAAACTATCTGATCAGAAATATCATAAGTTGGAACACCAGATCCGAGAATTTCTACCTTTTCTATTAAAGGATCGTTTTCATCGGATATCCAATTTTGTAGATTTGAGATGTAAGCCTTAATTCTCAGCAAGTCTTCTTTATTGATAGACAGGTCATCAAAAATAATCATAGTTAAAGTATACCATACCTTCTGCTTGTAGACCTTAGCAGGCCTTTTCTATAAGTCTATTATACGTCCTTATTCTATGGCAGTTAGCACATACTACCTGACATTTTTCTATCTCTTTTTTGATAGATCTCCAGGAAAACCCATCATGTATCATTCTTGATATATTGTATTTTTTATCTTTTAAGTGATCAAAGTCTAAAACTATTGGATTGTTCTCTCCGCAGTCTGCACACCCATTAGACTGTTTTATTTCTGTCAGCCTTTTTTTATAAGCCTGCTTTTGCCTATGAAGTTCTTTGTCAGTCATAGATAGGATTATTATACCTACCAATTAAAATCCCTCACAGGAATTCAAGCACGAAGGCCGAATATAAAGGAAATGGTAACTATTCCATCCCAAGGTCCTGTGAGGGACTGACTATATCATATCACTATTTACTTGATTTTGATAGTTTTTGGTTTCTTTTCTTCGGGAATGTTTCTTTCCACAAAGACGCTAAGAATACCGTCTGCCATTTCAGCACGATCAACCTCCATATACTCTCCAAGAGCAAAGGTGCGTGTGAATTTTCTGGTTGCGATACCCTTATGTAGGACATTTGTGGAGTCCTCTTCGGTTTTCTCACCCTTGATAACTAAACTTCCATTATCCACAGAAACCTCTACCTCGTCCTTGCTAAAACCAGCAAGGGCTAAAGATAGTTTGTAAGTGTCCTCATCAAGTTTTACCACATCATATGGTGGATAAGATTGACGAGTTGCCTCACGATGGATATTTGAAAGACGGTCCAACTCACGGTTGAAACCAATAAAAAATGGATCCTTAAATAGATCCAATGCAAATGAACTTACCATTATTTCCTCCTTGTTAAGCGAGTTCAGTTTATACCCCCCTTTGGGCAGGTACACATTAATTATATCATAAGTTGTCTTGTGGTACAATTAAAGTTATGCATAAAAAAATATTTGTATCAATTGCTGCTTATCGTGGAGATGTTTTTTCAGTAGAAGAAACTATAAATAATCTAATATCAAAAGCAAGACATCCTGAAAGATTGAGATTTGGGGTTTGCATGCAAAATGACACATACCCAGAATTGAAGTCAAAATTTCCAAATACGACTATAGACATAGTTTGTGTAGACTTAGATCAAGTGTTTGGAGTAACCAGAGCAAGAAGTATACTTAAAAGTATGTGCGTTGAAGAAGATTATTTTTTGCAAATAGATTCTCATAGTGATGCCATCAAAGACTGGGATTTTTATGTAATTAAAGATTATGAAACAGTTGTTGAAAAAACAAATAATAAAAAAGTAATCTTGTCTTCTAAACACATGATGAAATATGATGTTTATGGTAAGGAGATAACCTATCATTATTACGATGACAAAGATATTCCAGTTTGGTTTCATAACCTAAACTGGTCCAATGGCATTCCAGTTGTAGATATAGCGCCCTACTATCATACCCTAAAGTCTGATTTTGATAAAAACAAAGTAGATCATTTACTTTGTACAAACTTTTTATCAGCACATTTTGTTTTTTCTGGAAAGCATTTTATTGATCATTTTCAAATGTCTACCTATATAACATTTTTTGGAGAGGAGCCAGAGTTTTCGTTGAGACTATTTTGTGATGGATATAATATATAT